GCATCGGTGTTGGCCGTGTTGTCGATATCTACCTGTAGAATAACGCCTGCACCCCCGGCAACAGCGTTGTCTGGTGTGGCGGTGGCTGATGTCTGAACAACATAGCGGTCGCCGGGAAGGCCGTAGAGGGGTGTTTTAGTAATGGCCATGCTTATCTCGCAACCGCGTGAACCTTTACGGTTCCTGGCGGTGTTGTAGTGCCTGCTGTACCGGCGCTATTGGTAGCAGCAAGACTTAGGTTAGTCATCGCAAAGCCATCCAACACAGTCCAGACAATCGTTTCAGAGGCATCTGCTTGTAAAATGTAATCGGGAGCGGTGGTGCCAACAACAGGCGCTGTGCTGTCATACAGCTTTACCCACGCTATTGCTGCTGAGTTGTCAATGCGCAGTGAGTACAAAGTAGTGCCTCCCGCGAACACATCGACGTTAGCGGTCTCATCGACATCCGTATCGAACATCAGTTGGTCGGTAATCGCAACGCCGTTCTTAGTAGTTGTAACTGGCATAAGAAGTCCTCAAGAAAAAAGGGCGAGCACCCAAGTGGATGCCCGCCCCAAAGTTATCACGCGGGCCGCGTTTTAGTATCGACGAAAGATATAGGTGGCAGCAGTATTTGCTACGGTATCTCCAACACCTTCCAAAGCAACACCAAAAGCAGGCATGGTAGCGCCCGCCCCCGTGTCATCAATCTGACCAGTATCAGCAGCGTACACCGCTTCTCCTGCGGTCACACTGGCAGCGCACGAAACGCCTTCGCAGTAACCAGCAATACAGACGCGGATAAGCTCTTCCGCACCAGTAGCTGCTTCCAAGGCAACACCAATGGCAGTACCTGCAAGTAAAGCAGTAGAAGGGATCACATACTTCTCACGATCTGACAAGACTGCCCTCGTAATATCCAGCATCACAACCTGTCCGGCAGCAATCGCAGCGTTCGAGGTGAACGTCGCAACATCAGCATGGGGACCAGTAACAATAGGTACTTCAAGAGAAGGTTTGGCATGAGCCAAGTGTCCAAATGACATGATTACGCCTCCGCGTTGTAAAGGAGTCCGAGGGACGCCAAGTGATCAGCAATAAGCTGAGTACGAACAAAGACATGCGCTTCACGAGCAGCATAACCAGACTTGGTCTGGAAGTCGCTCATTGAGAAGTTGGCGTCAGAGTCGAACACAACCTTCATAGATTTGCTGTTTAGGAAGTACATGGAAGGAGTGATCCCGCCACCAGCAGAAACACCGAGGTTATTCTCGACGTACATCAGTGCGCCGTTGAATGCCAAGGCTAACTTTCCACCATCAAGCACGGTCTCTTTAGGGGTGTACCGCTCTTGCGCTTGCAAGAAACTTTTGTACAACCGATAAGAAGTTGGGCTTGCAAGGATAAGATCAACATTGCCTTCTTGGGAGTAAATTTGGCACTGAATCATCAGCTCCGTCATACCGTCCAAACCGTTGGTAGCAAAGTTACCAGAGACATTGAAGCGTTGGTTGTTCCAGTTGCTGGCTTGGTAGGTAGACTTGTTGAGGCCACCGACAGTGTTTGTTTGACCAGAACCAAAGGCGCCTTCTTCTAACCAACCAGTTTGGGTATTACATCCGTTCAAGGAACCCATTTCGGTAAGAGTAGTAGAAGAACCACGAACAGCCTGAAGCTCCCATTCGCGCTTGAGCATGCCCATTACGCTCTTCATGCGGGCGTCCGCAATAGAGATAACTGCATTCTCACCACGATTAGAAAGCTCTTCTTTCTTGGTGATAACGATAGGAGCGACAAAGTCACACCATTCGTACAGAGGTGAACGCATTACGTCGGAGACAGTAGCCGAAACAGGCTCGTATCCAGTAGCAAGCTGAGTAATGTTAGAATGATCTGCAAAGATCACGGATCGCTGGATCTGTTGTCCGCCGTTGATGACCTCAACTCCGCCTGCACTCTTGATATGATCGAGAAGCGGGACAGTTTTGAAGAGGTTGTCTACGGCTTTCTTAGAACGAGCACGAGCTGTTGAGCTCAAAATATCGTTTTGAATAGCCATTTATAATAGTCCATTACCGCATGACGCGGAAAGTGAAAGTAACAACATCTGTCGGTTGTCCGCTGCGCGGGCCGGATGGGGGTACTTATCCTAACGGGGAACTACCATCGTCAAGACTATAGCGAAGGAGAATGTTTAGTGCAAGCTTACTTGCCCTTGTTCTCTTTCAACCAATTGTAAATGGCGACCGGATCATCCTGATCCAAGACATATTTAGGAATGCCATTAGACGATCCACGTGATGCGCCACCAACCTTTAGGCCCGCCGACTTTGCTGCTTTTTTATAACGAGCAAGCTCTTTCTCGGTCTCTTTTTCTTGCGCTGCAAGCTTGTGGCCCTTGACTTGCCAATAGGCGTCTTCAAGAGAAACATGCTTATTGCTTGTCATCAGCTTATAGATATCAGCCTTATGCTCGGTCAAGTCTGGATGTTCTTGTTTGAATGTCCGCAGTTGGTTCTGGCGATTCTGGAGCAATTGTTTTTCTCGCATAGGCTCAAGGACTTGCTTCATTTGAAGAGCAACTTCTTGCTTTACGCGAGACTCAAACGAGTCTTTGCTGTAGGGATCCCATTCTGTCGGGTCTTTTTTAGAAGCTTCTTCCAGCTTTTGAAAGCTTTCGGAATCAAACAGTGCCTTGCGCTGCGCTTCAATAGCATCCCTTTCTTGGGTCGCCTTCTTTCTCAACTCAGCATATTCCTGGGTCTTCTTGGTATATGAGGACCGAAGGTTTGCCACAATTTTCTTGGCGTCTTCAGGAAGCGTAGAGATTACTTCATCGTATTTTACTTTGTAGTTTTCATCAGCTTTGAAGACTGGGTCATCAACCTCGACATTCGATAGCGTATCAATGTCTATCTGAGCATCAAGATTCTTGACAAGCTCTTGAGGGTCTATCTTTGCTTCCGGGGCTGGCGCTTCCGGGGCTGGTGCTGGTGCTGGTGCTGCTTCAGCAGGCGCACTTGTTTCTTGTTGGGCTTCCATTCAAACTCCTTGTTCCTGTGGAGGGAGGTTTATAGATTTACAGGCGTTCAGCGAAAAGCGCGTCGGCCTCCTCATCAGAGATAACGTCTTCTTCTACGGCTACTTCTTCTTCTGCAACCTCTTCTTCTGCAAGCCCATCGGAAGACCGGAGGAATGTGCGGAAGGTTTGGTTTTCAACAAGCGTATCAATCTTGGCGGCAGAATCTTCAATAGAAGAATCGTCTACTGCTTCACCAATATCTGGTGCCAGTCGTTCAAGTCCAGCATCTAAAGCTGCTGCGCGGAGCATTTCAATGCCAGCAACAAACTCAGGAGGAAGCGGCCCATCTTCAATACCTTCTTCAAAAGAAGGGTAGGGCTCTTCTATTTCAAATAAAGGAAGGGCTTCATTCAATGAGTCTACAAGGATGTTGAGAGACTCCACAGAATAGGTTCCAATGGGAGACATTTCTTGAAATGCCTGGTCTCGCGCAACGTCCGCATCTTCAGCGCGTGAAAGAACAGCTTGTTCATCGGCTGAAATTTCTTGTCCGTCCATTGCTCCGGGTAGAGGAATAGGTGCAGCCATTAGTAATCTCTCTTTGTTTTGGATTTATAATCTTTGTTGTATCTACTACCAACAGTTCTGCCAACTCGCTTCTTATTAGACTTAGACATTGGTCTTGATCTTTGCTGCTCCCCAAGTATCTCTTCAGCAGAGAAGATCATTGGTTCTGCAATAATTTTAGTCTTCTCAACAGGTTTAGGAAATCCTTCAAACTGGTTATTTAGCTGTTGCTTTTCTAATTCAGCAATGTTGATTTGATTACCCACGCGAGCAGAGTCTGATCCGCTTACGCTTGACTGTCGCTCTTTTAGTCGACGTATTTTCTCTTCAAGCTCGCTGTATCGACCGATTACTTGAGGCGGGGGGGATGCTGGTTTAGGCATAAGGGCTCCTATTCGCTGACAAGCGTACCTTGTTTTTGCATTTCAGACACGGAAAAAGTCTCTCCAACAGCCCTTGACTTGTCACCACCAAACTTTTTTATGTTTGCTTTATATGTAGCAATGTTGGTGTCTTGCTGTTTATTCTTAGCTATTGTCTTTTCCATCGCGTCTTCGACATGGTACTTGTCGAGGTCTGAACAAGATGCGAGACCTTTCGCATCCATGATTCGCTCTCTCTCCATGCTCGTGTGGTAAGAAGCCCCCAGCCCACGATCATAAAAGCCGTTGACGCCAAACTTACCCGTTTGGTCGCCCCAACGCCCAGGCGTAAAGGCCGGAGTAGGAACCATCTTCTTTGATTCCTCTCCACAAACGGGGCATTTGATGGTTTTGGGCACTTCTTCCTTCGGAAGAAACAACTCTTGGTATACATGATCCCCACAATTGTAGTCGAACAGTGGCATCAGGCTTCTCCTGGGCCACCAGGTAGCACATTAGACACGTTTGCTACGGATGGGTTGTTGATCATTCCTTGAGTGTCTGGTGGAAGGTTGGGTTGGCTTGCTTGCCCTGGCAATCCCTCTTCAGGAGGAGGAGGTTGCTCTGTTAGGAAGCTTTCAGGCAGGCCAAGAGAGCGCACAATCTCTTTTAGAATCTCACGCGGCGGAACACCAAGGGCTTGTAAGACTGGTACGTTAGAAAGCAGGCGTTGCTGCGTTACAGCCTCGGACATTGGTGTAGATGCTTGGTCTGCCGCAAAGATATGGAAGTCTCCCATCGTGTCTGCGCCAGTGACAACCTCTGCTTTGTTATCAAGCACAACCATTGCAGGCTTAGAGTTCTCTTCAAGGAAAACAGACAGCATACAAAGGTATTTACGGGCCAGATCCTCAATAGCGGCATCACGTTCTCGTGCCATACGGCCAACCTCACTGGAAGTATAGGCAGCAAGCGCAGCAATTTCTGTTGCAGTGGCCTTTGTTACCTCTCCTCGCGTAAATGGCGCGACTACTGAGCCCTTTGACTTGTCATCATTGATCTCTTGGTAGTATCGACTAACCTCCATGCTTACCGGCTGGTGTGGAATGGGGCGAATTAGCCCATCAAGAGCCTCATCAGTCTCTACTTCTATAAAAAGACCATCAACACCAGAGGTTACTTGGGCCATCTTGTCTGAAGACATGGCGCCCTTCTTTACAAGCCATTGGCGACTGGCTTTTCTAACCGCATTTGCTTGGAATGAGCGAATAACGTTCATTTCATAGAGCTGGTCGTAGATTCTTTTGATAGAAGAGTACCCATCCATAGGCCGATCTGGAATTCGGTTATAGTAAAAGGGCACAATCGGAACAGAAGGCTTGTCTGAATAGGTGCGGAACGGAATAAAGTCTTCTTTATCCAGCCATTTGTCTGCTTTGCTTGGAGAGTACCAATAAAGCTTGTCATTGACGATGTCATAAAGCTCGATGATGCGGACATACTGAAACATTGGGCTGACATCTTCTTCAACGGCCCCCACTCGCTGTTCTTGGCGGTCTTTCTGGTCATCAAAGAAGTGCTTGATAGGCTCACCCAGTGATTTGAACGATGTGTTGAATCGTTTCTGGGCTTCAGCTACTGTCTCCCAATAAATATGGCCTATAAATCGCTGCTGGTCCCACCGCGCAGCATCTCTATCTACAATAATCTCCCACGGCGGAACAGCGACGGGTAACACCTTGTCAAAAAGGTCTTCATTATCAGAAGGAACCAGCTTGATAAAAGACATTGGGTAGATAATCGCCATGCGGGACGAGTTTTCCATCTCGGCGCGAGCCTGAGTAAGGAAGTTATTGACGATCTTTGTAGATTTTTCGGAGTCACCTTTGCCTTGTACGCCATTTTTCAAGATTACCGCAGGGTTTTTGGCGAACAAAGAGGCTTGATAGGACTCAACATAGCCATAGCCGTCGTTAGTTTGAATCTTGATTTGATTATCAAACGTCAACTCCTCATCCCAGAAGTCCATTTCGTATACAGCCTTATATCGCAGTAGCTGTTTCTTCTGGCTTTCCCAATAGTTTTCATGAGCTGTCAGTATGGCTTTGAGTTCTTTTGGCTTCATCAGTAAGTTCCCTTGTCATTCCCACCCTTGACGTTCCAAGGGATTGTTCTCTGCATTTTAGCTACTCTCATTTTCTTTATATGCTCTTCCATAATGGCACGCCTTAGTGAAGAGCTTACAGTAAGAGGCTCCTTTAGTAAGGCGTAATAGCACAATGCAAGACTCATCGTCACATCATCGTGTGAGCCACGAGCAGCCTGTGGCTTATCATTGATGTACACAATGGTATGAAACTCATTCAAAACATTTTTATCAAGCTTTACAATCAGGCCGTCTTCAACAACATCTTTGAGAGCAGAAAACAAAAGAGGTCTTGTTTTTACCGTTGTCTTGAAGTCTTTATTATTTTCTTGAAACAGGTTCTTTGTCTTTAGTTCTCGCAGCCGGTGCAAAACCCATGTGCCAAGATTATTAGACTCAACAATAATCTTACCCCGATTGTATTTTTCCCAGATAGAAACTATCTTATCGGCTAATCGGGACGGCGATATATCATTGCTTATAAAGTGATAAACAGGCTGACGAGTAGAAGCGCTTACTACTGAAATTGCGCTGAAGTCTCCTTTCTTACCAATGCCAGCGCCAACGTCTACACCAAGAACATATCGCTCACCATCAATAGGGTCTCCATAAAGACGGTGCTCATGGCTGCCCATATCTACGGGCTCAATTTTCTTTAGGGCTTCTGTATCGAAAAAGAAAGCTCCGGCAGCAGAAAAACATTCTTCAATGGTAGCAGGATACTC